AGATATAATAAGTCAATAAGGTTATCAACTAACTCTTGTAAAGGTGCTGGCTTATCCTTAGGTATATCTAAATCATCTATCTCAACTTCCGTGCCACACCAAATAGGAAAGTTAGCTTTAACTATTTTCGTTAAATCTTTTTGTGTACCTTCATTAAAGACTATATCAGTAAACTGGTGCATCAAAACATCATCACCCGATTCAATAGACTGACTCATAAATTCAGAAGGGTGTGACCTCCATTCAAATTCTTCTATATGCCTATTACCATAAGACATAAACAATGTACAAGCATCATACAATATACCGTATGCTAGTTCATTTACATAACGACAATC